CCATATTAGGCACAATAATTTTCATTTTGTTTTCATAAACATCATCATTAGCAAAATATATTTCTTTGTTTAAATATTCTTCACTAATTTTTTTTATAATATCTTGTGGAGATCCACTATAACTTCTGTTTACATTTAAAAATCTAGATATAAAAGCTATATCTTCCATAAAATGTAATGTTATAAGTTCAGACGTTTCATTTATTTTTGATGTGCCTATTACAGAATCGATATAAAATACTTTTTCTATTAGCTTATCAGAGCCTGATTGTTTTATTCTTATAGTTATTGTTTCACCACCATCAAACATGATTCTATCATACAGTCTTTCTGTATCTACGAATGCAATTTGTCCAGTGATATAAGGTAAGTCTAAGTGTTCGAATATTTCTATATCCGTGACTAAACCATAGATGTTTATACCTGCGGGATTGACAAATCTACTAGAATTTATTATCACCGATTGTATTTCGGTTCCGCGGGTTACTCTTTCCTGTGTCATTACGCTTCAATTGCTTGCTTAAATATAGAAGAAATTTCTTCGACGTTTTCACGCTTTATTACTCGAATTAATCTTAAATCTTCATTGTCTTTAGAATATCGATCTAAATTAGTAACCTCAGTTAGTTGAGCACCGGGTGCTGATAGTGGGTCAATGTCAACTCTATTTCCATCGCCGTCTGTAAAATGGTGTGAAGCCAAATGCTCATCACCGGTTGAGTTAATAATAATCTCACCTGTTACACCTGCGATTTGTGTTACGTTACGTAAAACTTCTCCTGCTATAAAATTTGTATCTGTTTTTTTATCTATGATGATATTACCAAGATCTAAATGTCTACGCAATACGATACCACGTGCACCAGATTGTGAACCCTCGACCGTTTCACCAGGCAGCATAATGCCTGTTAAAGAATTTCTCGTATTAATAAAAGTATGTGGAAAATCTACTTTCACTTTTTTTTCTAATTCTTCATTTGAAAGTGGCCATCCCTTTTCTTTTATCTTGTCATTCATTAAAGCAAAAGTCCAGTGATATACTGGCGTATCATATATGTATGTAGAAGTTTGGTCCGGTCTGTCACCATCTTGTACGTTATAAAGTGAATAAAACGATGAGTTGTTTTTTATATTCTCAAATATATCAGCTGTCGTAGATATATTTTGATATATTTCAGTTGTAACTCTAGCATCACCTACTTCTTTTAGATTGCCAAATATATAAGGCACTCTTGGAAAATTTTTAAAGTACTGCATTAGAATCCTGCCTCAACGTCTTGCCTGCTTAGTGCTCTGTATTCTTGGAATATCAAAGTTAAATCAACTTCAGTGGGTTGACCATCAAAATGAAATACACCTGCCTGACCATTTATAGTAGTTGTCATATCACGTAAGTGTGAAAATAATATTTTAGGAACTTTGAGTTGACCACCTTTAAAATTAAACTCAATCTTAAATACATTAGGGAATTTGTAACCTATAGGAAGACCACCACCAATATCGATTGTTTCTGGATATAGTTCTCTTCTAAATGATTTTAGAATTTGCTCTATGGCCACCGCTTCAGCAGCAGATGTAGCAATCAATTTGAACTGAAATGTAAAGTTACGTAAATTAGGCTTATCGAATATAACTCTTGATCCGGGATTGATACCAGTTTGAGTTGCTGTTTGCAACGCGGCCCGCACACCTTCACGAGGTACGAACTGTGTTGCACGAGCTGCAGCAACCTGTGCAGCCTCAGCAGTCAGCGTACCAGCAACTAAACCAAAAATGCTTTCTATGCCTTCAGTTACTGACTTACCAACAGCACTAAGTAATGAACCACCAGCATTTGCCGCACCTAAAGCAGCTTGGCCCGCAGGACCAAGATCAACAGGATTATAGTTAACACCATCCTGATATACTAAACCTGGTGGAAAATGTAAAAATATAATAGGTGCACCTTTGACTCTTCTTGTTCTTAGATTTGTAGCTCTTTGTGCCGTTGAGCCAGCAGCATCATCCTCTATAAACTGTGATTCTTTCCTTCTTTTTTGCGCTTCTAAAGTAGCTTGCATATTTCCTCTTGCACCGCCTTGTCCGCCAACTACTTTAGTGTCTTTATCATTTTTATTAGTTGTTGGTCCTGTTGCAAACTCACCGCCTGCCACATCACCACCGGCAAATTCTCTTGCTGCTGCTTCAGCTGTACTTTCTTTTATTTCATCACCGCCAAAACCCAACAAAGGTATGTCAAGTTTATCCATTATAGCTTTTGGATCTACTTCATATGATTTAATTTGATGTACAGTGAATCTCATACGAGCTGGTATGTTAGTTACATCATTTAAAGGATATGTTAATATTTCACTTTTGCCGCCCATTAACCCGGCACCAGAAGTAATTCTATTTTTTGGAGCAGCCTGTGCAAATTTGCTTGCGAGCTTTAAATCGCCTGATAAATTAGGTTGCGCTACGTCTTGACCTTCGGGTGTTGTAGAAAAATTTCTTGAGGCCAATGCTGTCATACTACGTTCAGGCATGTTGACTCCTATAAATAAAAATATCTGAAACTATTTATAACGAAAAATGCCGTATTCTGGAAAGTATAAACCAAACGTAAGTAAGTACAGAGGTGATCCCAGTAAAGTGATATATCGATCACACTGGGAAAAGCTTTGTTTTATGTGGTGCGATAATAATCCAAATGTAAAACACTGGAGTTCAGAAGAAACTGTAGTGCCCTATCTTTGGGAAATAGATAAGAAGATGCACAGATATTTCGTTGATTTAAAAATTACATTCAACGACGGCAAAACAATCTTAGTAGAAATAAAACCTGACAAAGAAACAACACCACCCAAGAAACCAGACAAATCTAAACGATACATAGGCGAAGCATTAACATACGTTAAGAATATGAATAAATGGGAAGCTGCAACTAAGTATGCTAAAGACAGAGGGTGGGACTTTCAGATATGGACAGAGAATACATTAAAAAGTATGGGAATCATGAAAGAACAAAAAGGTAAGTTAAAACCTTTGGCACCATTGAAGCCTTTCCGCAAAAAGCGTAAAAAATGATATAAATACTTGTATGTCTAATCTATTTCAAAAATTAGAGATTGAAGCTTTTCGTGCTGGTATTAACCCACGCACTAAAGAAGCACAGGATTGGTTTCGTAAAAAAGCGCAGTCTATGCGTAGAGTTAATAGGCAAGATCTTTTACAAGATGAACAGGTAAAACTCGTTAACAGGCAAAACCCTTTAATAGGTTCTATGAATATGTTTTTCTATGATCCTAAATACAAAGAAACGTTGCCATATTACGATAGGTTTCCTTTAGCCATTATAGTTAAACCTGCACCAGGTGGTTTCTACGGGTTGAACTTACACTATCTGCCTAATGTATTAAGAGCAAAATTATTGGATGCTCTGCTTGAAATTACTAATAATAACAAATACGATGAGTCAACAAGATTCGGTGTTACATTAAAACTGCTGCAATCTTCGAGTAAGATGAGATATTTTAAACCTTGCTATAAACATTATCTTACTAAACATGTAAAATCTAGACTTGCAAGAGTACAAGCACCTGAATGGGAGATCGCTACGTTCTTACCTACGGCGCAGTTTGAGAAAGCAAACAAAGGCACTATATATGCAGATTCAAGGAAAGCAATATGAGTAGTATAGATCAACTTAAATCACTCGCATCGTCTAAACTTGGATTTGCACGTACAAACATGTTCTTAGTAGAACTACCAACAACGTTTGCATCAACTGGTGGATTCTTGGGTAAACTTACTACGTTACTTACAAGTGGTATTGGCCTTGGTTCAGGTGGTGGAGATCTTAATTTGCTTTGCTCTAGTGTAACACTTCCTGGTAAGCAGATATTAACACATGATCGTGTAGTAGGTATGGAAAGACAAAGGACTGCGTATGGTTATGCAGTAGATGATGTAACTCTTTCATTTTACACTTTAAATGATTATGGCACAAGAAAGTATTTTGACGAGTGGCGTAAGCAAACTTTAGATGAAGTAGGTGGAACTGCAAGATATAAGAATCAGTATGCAAAAGACGTCAAGATACACCAGTTAAGAAAGCCTATTATAAATCTCGGCACGGATGCTGGAATTATAAGAGTTAACATTGGTATTGGAGGAGGTAGCGTATATACAGTTAGGCTGAAAGATGCATTTCCTACTACGATCAATTCAGTAGAATTAAATAATGATCTGGACGGGTTAGTGCAGGTTTCTGTACAGTTATCATATACTAACTGGGAATCAGTATCAAGTGGACAGGGATGGATCCAAGCTACAGGCGGTATTGGATCTATTGGTACGTTTATATAAGGAGAAATTATGGCACTGCCTAGATTGAATGAGAATCCACAGTATGAATTAGTTATACCTTCGACAAAAGAAAAAGTAAATTTTAGACCTTTCTTAGTCAAAGAACAAAAAGTATTACTGATTGCATATGAATCACAAGATCGCAAACAGATCTTATCAGCTATGTTGAATACACTAGAAAGCTGTATACATGAAAATATCGATGTAAAGAAACTATCCACATTTGATGTTGATTATATGTTTACAATGATTAGGTCAAAATCAGCAGGTGAAACTACAACTTTAATATTTAAGTGCACAGAATGTGAAACTGAGAATGAAGCGGTAATAAAACTTGATGAGATACGAGTTGAAGTTGAAGAACAAGATATGCGTATAGAACTTACTGACAAGATAACAGTTAAAATGCGTTATCCAAACTATGATTTCTTTTTAAATAACAGTGTCATGATGGATGAAGATAAATCGCAATCTGAAATGTTACTCGCTTCTATTATAGGTTGTTTAGAAGCAATTGAAACAGAAGAAGAAAGAATTGATTTAGCAGATGAAAGTGAAGAAGAAATAAACTCATTTTTAGAATCATTAACTAGTGCACAGTTTGATAAAATTAGTAAGTTTGCATTGAATATGCCAAGTATGGAAAAACAAGTGCATTTCACTTGCAAGAACTGTGGCACTAAGAATGAAAGAATGTTGAGAGGGTTAAACGATTTTTTTTAATTAACCTCTCCCATGATAATCTAGAAAACTTTTATATGACTAATTATCAGTTGCTTCAAAACTTTCATTATTCACTTAGCGATCTAGATTATATGATACCTTGGGAGAGGGAAATATATTTAAGTATGCTAATTAACGAATTAAGAGAAAAAGAAGAAGCACAAGCTCGAGGATGATATGGCTGAACGTACTTTATCAGATCTAAACATAGAACTAGAAGCTGTCAATAAAACTTTGGACGAACAAACAGTAGGCCAAGGTAGATTGATTGATGCAGTTGAAGATTTAGTAAATCTACAGCGACAGTCTCTCGACGATTTAGAAGATAAAGTTGAGGATGCTGCACCTACTCAAGGCCGCGGCGCAGGTAGCGGTAGCGGTGGTGGTGGAGGAGGATTCCCATTCGCAAGAGCTCAACTAGGTATCCTAGGTGCAGCAGCTACTTTACCTGGATTAATTGCGGCCGCTTCAGGCTCACTATTAAAAAAAGGTTTAGGTCCTGCAATAGTGACAGTATTTGCAGATGAAATTGGTGAGCTCATTGCTAGTCAAACAGGAAACCAAGAATTAGGTAAAGCTGTTGAAAGAGGGTTAGTTGCTGGTGGTATACTTTCTATCTTTAGTAAGAGACTAGGTATTGTAGGTGGACTTGTAGCTGCAACTATGAATAAGGATAATCAAGAAAAAGCTAAAAGTTTATTCGAAAAAGATTTAAAGCCAAAACTTGAAGAGTTTAAAAAAGCTATTGGAAATCTAGGTTTTAAAATACCAACTGTAAATGAAATGTTACAGGGAGCAACAAACGCTGCGGGTGGTGCACTAGATTCTTTAACGGCATTGGCAAGAGGTGACTTTAAAGGGTTTGCTGATAACTTAGGTGATTTAGCATTAACCGCAGCTGGTATAATGGCAATATTAAGTCCAAAAAGCTTACTAAGAGTAGGAATAAAAACTGCTACTGTTGCCGGAGGAGCTGCGGCCGCAGCTGCAGGTATAAAAACAGCAAAGGGTGCTCAGGCTCGTGCAGCAGCAACTCCACAAGCAGGTACGATTAATAAACAAACGGGAAGACTAATCGGTGTTGACGGTAAAGACACTGTTCTTAAAAAAGGTGATAAAGGTTTTGACGCTGCGCAAAAACAAATACAAGCGCAAATGGATAAAGTTAGTAAATACCCAAGACTTGGTAAAGCATTCTCTTTCATAAGAAGCTTTCCTGGATTAGCATCAGCTATGGGAATATACGAGCTGCTAACTATGGATCCAATTACAGTGGACGGAGTTGCTGGAATATTAGGTGGTATCGGTGGAGCATCACTTGGCGGATTAGCAGGTGGATTGATAGGTGCAGCAGGTGGTCCATTAGCATTTGTTACTAGTGCTATAGGTGCCGCGGGTGGTTTCCTAGCAGGAGATACACTAGCAAAAGGACTTGCGCAATACTTATTAGGTAAAAAAGTTGACGCTTTTCCCGATTTCTTAGGAATAAATCAAGCTTTGAATAGTAGTAATAGCAATGAACCGGGTGTGAGCTCACCGGATGCACTAGCTGCTGCTAACACATATGCTGGCGGAAATGTTGGTGGTGGAGAGTTTGCAACCGCACCACCTCGTAATACAGGTGCATCAGTTGCGCAAAGTACTGCTGCCGTAAATAATAATGCAATGGGTGCTAACTTACCACCCATTGTAAGTGCACCTACAACAATGTCTATAGGTTCATCACAGACTACGTTTGCAGGTGGAGGCGTGAGTGCTACTGACC